TGCGCTTAACTAGGCCAGGAAGTTCTTTACCGCCTGCCTTGGTCCACGCAAGGAAAGCATCAGCAGCAGCTTCATACTCGCCTCTGTTATGCTTCATCCTTATCGTGGATCTTTGCAGGTTTCCCAGCCCCACATTGAAGCTAAAGCTAACCAAGGCATCGAACCTACCTTGGGTAAGTCCTTTAGGGCATAATCTAAGAACACCTCGCTCGAATGTAGCCAAGTCTTCTGCGAGGATTCTATCCACTTCAGCCATTGACAAAACTCTATCCCACCCATCAGGGATACTAAGTCCTTTGCGTTCATTGAATGGTGTCCTTATGTGGTTAGGATCTATGACGTGCCCAACACCCACGGTCCACAGCAGGGCTGGACAGCGGTAAGGTTTTATCCTTACTCCTTCATCCTTCTTAATACCTTCTATGCAAGCCTTGCTTACCTTCACTTCTTGCCCCACTGACGAGAACCAAACCAGAAGGCAATGATTCCAGACAGTAAGGCCATCTCATCCTCAGAGAAGATGACATCAGTGGCTGCGATGAACTGATCCACGTCCATGCTACCTAGTCCACCACGGAGCAGGAAGTAGGTCAGTGCTATGTTAATCATCACTAACTCTAGGACAAAGATAAAGGTAACTGTTGGGCGTACTATCCCATTCAGGTTAACCACCCAGTTAGAGGCCCTAGCCATAATAGCCTTGTCGTGGTCTAAAGCGGCGCTCTGGCGGTCTGCATCAGTCTGGAGGGCAATCTGGTCAGTCCTGATCTCCTCGACCTTCTGCTGGGCTAAAAAGCCCCTCTCTGCAAGGGCTAGTTCACGCTCAGTCTGCATCTGTGCAAGCTTTATTTCTTGAGCCTTGTCAGCCTTGTCTTGGAAGAAGCTAAGTACCTGTGGTAAACCAGAGGCTAGGAAACCAACTGCAGAGGAAATAAGGGATAACATAATAACTCCTTAAGGCTTATAGCCCATGACGTAGGCAAAACTAACTAGGATGAAAGCAGCCATGAAACAGTACCACTTGAGCAGTGCAAGCTTCTTTATATCTCTACCAAACTCATCAGTTAAATCCTTGTTGTCCTTAAGGATTCTCTGCTGGATAACCTCTACCTCAGCCCAAGCAGTCTGACCATGTTTCTCGATAATGTCCTGCTTTAGTTCGTCTTGTAGCTTCTTGATTTCGTATACTCCTCGCCACTCCTCAACAGCAGAGAAGACAGAAGTATCGGCTGGTCTCTGTTTCTGCTTACGGCGGTAGGCATCTCTGGCTCGGATCTCAGACTTACCAAGGTCTTGAATGTCCTTAGTAACAGCCTCTATCTCCTTACCAACAGCTAAAGCCTCTCTAATGCCAGAGACAGCAGCCTTGGCAGCTTGTGTTACTGGTTCACTCATGGATTACTCCATTGGGGTTATCGGCTGTCCTACGGTCTGTACTGCGACCACACGCTGTAGAAAGTCTTGTATGTCTGGTGGTAGTTTCTTATATATTGCTGTTATAGCCTTAGCCGAATTAGGCTGTTGCATAAAGATAGCAAGTTGATTAGTATCTAAGAATAACTCAGAAGCCCTCTGCCTAATCTCATTTTGAGCATTCTTATTAAGTGCTCTTAACAAAAAGTTACCAATAGCAGCAGTACGGCTTAAGAGTTGCGGTAATTCTGGAGTTTCAACCTCATCCATTCCTGATATCTTAGCTTTACCCATCAATCTACCTGCTTTAGCACTACGCTGTAAATCTGCTAAAACAGAATTCATAGCCTTTCTTTCTGATTCAGATAAAATCTCCCCAGCGGTCTCATACCTAGCACCACCTGTTGCTCTCTTAATAGTAGAAGCAGCATTTTGAACCGCTGTTGCAAAAGCACCTGCTCTTTCCGTATCTCTAAGGGAAGTACGAAGTTTCTCAGCCAAAGCTTGACCAATCTCCATACGATTAATCTTTTCAGAATAATCGGTATAGTTTTTAAGATAGTCTTTCCACTTGACTCCACCAGCAGACTCGATAGCATTGTCCATAGACTTCCTAATAGAAATCTCTAAACCAGCCAATTGTTGAGTAACTGGTGACTTAGCTTCATCTGCAAATTTTTTAATATCTGTTGCGAGTTCTTTACGAATAGTATATAAGTCTCTAGAGTCTATAATACCATTAGGTGAAGCATTTTTAATAAGTTTATCTTGCAGACTTAAAAGACTTTTCTCGGCTATCTCTGACCGCTGCCCAGGAGTTTTTAGGATATTGCCAATTTTATCCAATAAAGGATTAATCTTTAAAGCATAAAAACCTTCGTCTTCTAAACTTTGAAGTTGTAACTTTTTGAAGTTAACTTCAGCAAGCCGTTGAGAAGCAATATCACCAGCATCTTTTGCAGCATCAATGGCTTCTGCGGCTCTATCAATATTTGGACGATAACGGCTAGAAACTCTAGGAAGTCCAGGAACTGGTGTAAACGGTTGTTGTGCTAACACGCCTTGTTCAGCAGCCCTTCCTTGCATTTGCCCTTCTAACTGCCTTGCTTGTATCCTGCTTAGTTCACGAGCAGCAATATCTGCCTCTAAACCAGGAGCTATCTGACCAGCAATATTAGCCTGCTCTAAAGCCTCTTGACGCACAGGAGCAGTTCTGGCCTCTCTTAATGCCCTCATCATTGGAGCAGCAGTCTCGTCTGCCCCTAGAGCAGCTAATCGAGCAGCTTCTTGTTCTGCCTCACGAACAGCAAACAACGGAGCAGTCCCTGCTAACTGATCTGTTTCTAATTGTCTTTGAAAAGCCGCTAGCCCAGTTGCACCTGGAACCTCAGCAACAGCCTCTGCAGCGGTAGGACGAGATCCAGGAACTAATTCATCAGCATTACGCAGCGCAGTCATAACTTGATCACGCTCTGGACCAGATAGTTTATTTAAGAAGTTACGAAGAATTGTGTCACGGCCTTCTTGAGACATAGGACGAACAAACTCACGAAGGAAGTTTACTCCTCCTGTTACTCCTTGAATACCGCCTTCTAATAAACCACCAGTAACGGCTCCTAAGCCTAATTGCCGAATCTTCTCGTCAGCAAATTCAACATCTTTTTCTAATACTGGCTGGAGTACAGCACCAGCAGCACCGGCTCCTGCAGCTTGTCTAACCCTAGCAAGTCTTCCAGTACCACCGACAGCACGAACAGCAGCAGTACCAGCCATTAAAGGAGCAGGGCTAAGTATGTTACCTACTAAACGACCATATTCATAGTCTGTCTCGCCCATCCTAGTGCGTTTTTCTTGATAAGCTTCTTCTTCTTTGGCTACAAGCTTTCGTCCTTCTTCACTTACTAATTGACGAACAGCATTGATAGGGTCCATTACAGCACCCCGTACAACCTGCCTAGTGAAAGGCTCAAACAAATCAGAAATACTTGTAGGAGCAGGTCTTCCAGTTCTTGTCCGCATTTCTGGCTGCGGCGCAGCAGTTCCTCCTCCTAACTCCCCAGCAATTTCATCAATCTGTTCTTCTGTAAGAGGAGACTCGGTAGTAATTCGTTTTCCATTAATCGTGTAAGTAGGCATTCTAGTCCTCTACAGTATAAGTAACACCGCCTCTAGTTGTTCTTGTGCGTGTTCCAGTAGCTTTTTCTGCTGGTTTTTTCTCTGTGCTAAATCTCTTCTCAGTTCCGTAGTCGGTATCAAAACCATAACGACTTTCGCTTCGTTTTAAGAACCTGTTAGCAGCTTCCGTAGCACGGTTCATCCAGTTACGCATAACATCAGGCGGTGCGTTATAACCAGGAAAATCTTTAATCATCTGGCCCATTTCTTTGTCTGATGAAGGTCCTTTTAATTTAGACAGGTTATTTAGAACACTTTGAATCTGGATGGCATTAATTTTAGTTTGAGCATTATAAGTATTTTTATTAGCTATCAAACCGCCTCCTGGTACAGTTGTCCAATCTGTGGCTGATCCAAAAGCATTTTTAATATCATCGTCAGTAACCTGCTCAAGTTTATAAATCAAATCAGATGTTGTATCATGCTCTGCTTGAGCCGTTTCCATAGCTTTAGCCGTATATGTTTTACCTTCAGGAGACCTATAACGACCTACCTTGTCAAACTTACCGATACGAACTCCGTTATTATTAACACGAGCGCCTTGAGCATCTGTTTCTTCTGATGCTGTAATAGCTCTAATTCGAGCTGTCTCAGCTTGGGTTTTTGCAAGATCCGCTTTAGCTTTAGCTAAGTCAGCTTCTTGTTTGGCAGTGCTATAGTTTTTGTCTTTTACTATGTCGCTGTAACGAGTCAGTAAAGCCGTTCTTGTTGGGTCCTCTTCAGGCAACGCAAGGGCATCACGAAGGAGAAGTTCAGGATTGTTCTTGTAACGAGTGTCCTTGGCTGACTCTTCAGACAATACTAGTGCTCTTTCTGCTCTAGTTTCAGCTTTTGCTTGTTGATTGTATTTAAAAGCTTCTTGAGCAGCCATTGGTGCTAAGTCACCGTAACCAGCAGATTGTAGTCCTTTAGCAATGCTTTCATAGTAAGCTGCTGGGTTATTAGGATCAAACTGAGCACTACTCATAATCCTCTGTACATCCGCAACTCTACGAAGTCCTGCGTCATTAACATCAAAGAACCCTCTACCGCCTGCTAAGTTACTGACACCACGACCAAGCAAAGCCCCGATAGCGCCTGCGGCTCCTCCAGTGGGGTTTAACCTCTGCATCTCTTGCTGGGCAAGCTGACGCTGTAGATACTCTGGATCACTCTGTAATAACTGTTGTGCTGAAATTCCCATAGCCTATTCCTTATCTATTAAACATTCCATATGTAGAACCTAAAGGATTACCTGTAGCCTGATATGGTGTAGAATATCCAAAGGTTGGTAAACTTCCACCGCCTCCTCCAAAACCACCACCAAAGCCTCCACCAGCAGCGCCCATAGCAGCGCCAAGCATCTGATTCATAAAGCCTGTAAGCTGACCAGAAGCAGCATCACCAGCACGTTGCTGAGTTGCAGCAGCACTAGACAAACCAGACTGCAGAAGCTGAGCGCCTGCGGTAGCTCCGGGCTGAGCAGCACCACCAACAGCAAGACCAAGCTTAAATGGCTGCTGTCCCATCTCTTCAATAGAACCAATCGTACCAAGGTAGGACTGTAGAGGCCCAAGAGCCTGTGTCGGGATAGCGTACTGTTGACCAAGCTGCTGAGCGCCTAGACCAAATAAACCACTACCAAACTGAATCTGTTGTTGTGCAGCCTGTTCAGCAGCTAATGCATCTGCGGCTCTTTGCTGCTCTCTAGCACGACCAAGAGCAAACAGTTCAGGTTGCCCCATAGATCCTACATTTAGGCCAGCACGACCACGACCAAAGACAGAGGATGCTAATCTCTCTTCCTCACGCATTTGCTCAGGTCTACGGACATCCTGCATTTGCTGGAATACACGCTGACGAGCAGCCTCTGGAGACTCAGAGATATACTGACCACCAAGATTAAACAGACGTTGAGCAGCCATGCCAAGAGGCTGAGCAGCCATCTGAGCTTCCTGAGCAGTAGACACAGCGCCGCCAGTCAAGCCCATTAACTGATCTTGAATAGCTACTAGTTCAGGTGCTACTGTGTAGCTGGCTCCAGTGACACGAGGGACACCACCAACTTTTGTGATATCAAACTGACCGCTACCAAAGCGAGAAGTCATCCCGACTGGTCTAAATGCTGATACCTGAGCACCTCTTAAACCAGCTTCACGTTGAAGAGCAGCGGCTTGTTCACCACGTTCTCGTGTACCTTTGATATCTGTTAAGCCTACGAAGTCCGTAATCCCGCCAATCAACTTACCCATTATACACTCCTAATATCAATCTGATAAACATTTCCATCGTTTCCTATCAAATTTTTTAAGTATTTGAATCCTATCGTTTTACTAAACTTACTAAGCTTATCATTGT